AAAGGATTTGTGATCCGTGAGTCTGGATATGATGCATATTTTGGACTCTCATGCACTGCTCTTGCTCAAGATGTTGAGTTTGAGGTGGATGATGGAGCATCAAAAGCAAAGATTAAGTCTGCTTTTGCTAAGAGTCTTAAGACTAAGAAACTAAATAAAAAAGTACTGGGTGAATTTATCTCTTTAGTAGCATGATGACTTGGAAGGAAATTGCACTTCAGATGGAAACCGATCCTAGGGTTCGCAAGGTTCTTTTAGAAGGCCCTAAGAAATTGACTGATGCATGGATGCTCCAAGCAATAAAATTTAAGTATAGACGGTTTGAAAAGTGAACACTGGGGGGTACATGCCCCCCTTTCTTGTGTGTATAATAAGCAGGTAAACAACAAAAGCACATGGGACTCTCCAAGCAAAGCATCATCGACTCCATTCAAGATATGTACGGTACGTCGATCACCTCTGCTGAGATTAAGGCATGGTGTGCGATGAATGATTGTAATTATCAGACTGTCGCTAACAAACTGTCTGATTACAAAGTTGGACGTGGTAAGTGGAATTTGGAAGTAACTAAAGAGACTGTAGAAGATCTGGAAACGTCCTATACTGCTCCTGCTGCTATGCCTGCAGTTGAGCAAAATCTTATCCCTCAGAAAGATGATTCCTTCGTCAAGTTTGGTAACTTCACTGATATTAAAAAAATTATTCAGTCCGGTATTTTTTATCCAACGTTCATTACGGGACTCTCCGGTAATGGCAAGACTTTTTCGGTTGAGCAAGCGTGTGCCCAACTAGGAAGGGAACTCATCCGAGTAAACATTACAATCGAAACTGATGAAGATGATCTTATTGGCGGTTTCCGCCTTATTGATGGCAACACCGTCTGGCACAATGGCCCAGTCATCGAAGCACTCGAACGCGGAGCTGTATTGCTCCTTGACGAACTCGATCTCGCTTCTAACAAAATTCTCTGTCTCCAATCTATCCTTGAAGGGAAAGGAGTTTTCCTTAAGAAAATCGGAAGATGGGTTTCTCCTCGAAGTGGATTCAATGTCATCGCCACAGCCAACACTAAGGGTAAAGGTAGTGACGACGGACGATTCATTGGAACTAACGTGCTCAACGAAGCGTTTCTAGAGCGTTTCCCTGTCACCTTTGAGCAGGAGTATCCTACCTCTGCTATTGAGACTAAGATTCTCACTAAACTTTGTACTGATGATACTTTCTGTAAGCGTCTTGCAGACTGGGCAGACATCATCCGTAAAACATTCTATGATGGTGGTATTGAGGAGATCATCTCCACCCGTCGTCTGGTTCATATCGTTCGGGCATACAATATCTTTGGTGACAAAGCAAAAGCGATTGAGGTTTGCGTGAATCGTTTTGATGATGAAACTAAGCAGGCATTCCTTGAACTGTATGATAAAGTTGATGCCGATTTCCAGATGCCTGGGGAAGAAGATCGCATCTATGTAATTGACAACACCAATCAAATTTGATAAAATGACTAATGCTTGGAGTTTACTTTATGATGTTATGACTGTAAAAGCAGATGGATACTCTACAAATGAAGATGGAATTGTTGGTGGACTAGGTGAAGACACAATCGATATCCCAGCAATTCCAAGCGAGGCATTGTCTCAATGGGCTTCTCTCGACGAAACAACTATGGAATTAAATGTTAGTGTCCCCGAACTTCCAAATGCACCAGACAACAACAATGGACGTTGGAAATATAATGAAGATGTTATTCTGAAGGACATTCATGAATATGTAAGTGGCACTTATCGTAGTCACTATACTGGAGATGAAGGAGGATTTAAAGATATTCAAACTATTGATTTGATGGAAGTTAAAAATCTTGCTTCTAACTTTTGTCAAGCTAATATCTTAAAGTATGGAAGTCGATATGGTGATAAAGATGGAAAAAATAAAAAGGATTTACTAAAAGTCATTCATTATGCTATGCTACTCTTGCATTTCGATGATCACTACAAATCAACCAACTCTGACTTCCCTTATTGATAATGAAACTTCGTAATTCTATGAAACTGTCTGATTCTACTCTTTCTCTTCTCAAAAACTTTTCTTCCATCAACCAGTCTATTCTCTTCAAAGAGGGTAGTAAACTTCGCACCATTAGTGTGATGAAGAACATTCTTGCAGAGGCAACTATCAGTGAAGAGTTTGCTCGCGATTTTGGTATCTATGATCTTAACCAATTCCTTAATGGTTTGAGTCTGCATCAAAAACCTGAACTTGACTTTGCAAATGATGGTTATGTGGTGATCAAAGAAGGACGCTCACGTTCTAAGTATTTCTTTGCAGATCCATCTGTTATCGTTACTCCTCCGGATAAAGAGATTTCACTTCCCAGTGAAGATGTCTGTTTTGAACTGACTACCACTGTTCTTGAGAAACTTCTAAAAGCAGCTGCTGTTTACCAACTTCCTGATATCTCTGCTGTTGGTGAAGCAGGTGTTGTTAAACTTGTAGTTCGTGATAAGAAGAATGATACTTCTAATGCTCACGAAGAAGTTGTTGGTGAGACTGATGTAACCTTTAACTTCAATTTTAAAGTTGAGAACATCAAGATTCTTCCTGGAACATATGATGTTGTAGTTTCACAAAAACTTCTGTCTCGCTTCACAAGTAAAAATCATGATCTGACTTACTACATTGCACTTGAACCAGACTCAACTTTTGGGTAGGATGCGGTTGATTGGATGCATTCTGATTGTCTGCTCTCACTTTACTTTGATATATGTAAGTGTTTTAGCAGGAGTCATAGTGCATCTAATCGCTGATTTTCTCACTCTCCCATTCTTTATTAAAAACAAAATGTGGGATATGGTAGTTATGCTCTCTTTTCTTGTTACTATTGGAATAAGTAAATTATTTGCTCACTATGGAACCTGATCCGTATATTCAATTCTTAGAAAATTGGATACCTGGAATAGGTGAAGATACTAAACTTCATGATCAACTTCATATTCATTTTGATCTTGGGTTTAGTGTTAATGACGAAGCCAAACTTCTTGGTTTCCAATTGGGACATCACCCTGCTGGAAGTTTCTTTCACGTTGTGATATTCTGTATTATGAGTGTTACGATTTATCCTAATGATTATCGTAATACTTGGACAGATATTCAAGATTTTTACGAAGCATATTTGCTTGGAAAATACTGGCAATCTGTATCCTATTGGTTTATTCCTAAAACAATATTATGCGCGACGAGTTTCTGTGGGTAGAAAAATACCGCCCACGTAAAATTGAGGAGTGTATTCTCCCTGACAACATCAAGAAAACTTTTCTTGACTTCTTAGATAAAGGAGAAGTGCCTAACCTGCTTCTTTCAGGCCCTGCTGGATGTGGTAAAACTACAGTTGCAAAAGCACTTTGCAATGAACTTGGAGTAGACTATTATGTCATCAATGGATCCGATGAAGGACGATTCCTTGATACCGTCCGAAACAATGCGAAAAACTTCGCTTCAACCGTTTCGCTTGCATCAACTGCAAAACACAAAGTCATCATCATTGATGAGGCAGATAACACAACCAACGACGTTCAACTCCTCCTACGGGCGTTTATTGAGGAGTTTAGTGGCAACTGCAGATTCATCTTCACCTGTAACTATAAAAACAAAATTGTTGAACCTCTTCACTCTCGATGCGCCGTCATCGAGTTTGGAATCAAAGGAAAGGAACGACAAGAAATTGCAGTATCTTTCTTCAAGCGCGTCAAAACCATCTTGGATAAAGAGAGTATTAAATATGATAACAAAGTCCTGGTAGAATTAATCAATAAGCATTTTCCTGATTGGCGTCGGGTTCTAAATGAAATTCAACGCTACTCATCAGGTGGTGCTATTGATGCAGGAATCCTCGCTACGTTCTCTGATGTCAAAGTTAACAACCTTATTCAAAATCTTAAACAAAAGAACTTCCCTGAAGTTCGGAAGTGGGTGGTGGATAATCTGGACAATGATTCTGGTGTTCTTATGCGTCGCATTTACGATGCTCTTTATACATCCTTGGCAAACTCTAGTATTCCTGCTGCTGTGCTTGTCATTGCTAAGTATCAGTATCAGATTGCCTTCGTTGCGGATCAGGAAATAAATCTGCTTGCATGTCTGACTGAGATTATGGTGGAGTGTGAATTCAAATGATACTGATGCTTCCTCATATATTAGAACTTTTGAAAACCATTGAAAAAGATGGTAAAGTAAAAGATGATCAATACATGGGATTTTCTCATAAAATTGGTGAGGTAAAAGGAATCTGCGGACAATACACTAAAATTCATGCTACTGCAAAAAATAAACAAGGGTGTGGACACGATACTTTTGTTGTTATAAGGTGTAGAGATGGATGGTATCATTGGGGACAGGAAGTTTGTCCAAAATGCGGACTTCATCAAAGATGGATTTCTTTCAAAGAAGGTAAAAAATGTTATGGTGGAGTGTGAATTCAAATGATTCCTTTTTTAGTTCCAGATCCATCGATGTTGATGGATAATTTTGAAATCAAAAAAGTTGAGGTTCCTGCAGAAATCAGGAATCACTGCATTCGGCGTGTTGTTCCCTCAGTCGGAGATAAGTTGATCGGTGAGAAGTGGGGGTATGTTGATTGCGTTTGGAAGAACATGGGTTACTATGGTGGTAATCCCTCTGTTCTTAGAAATCTTAGGAGAATGAGGGATAGATTATATCTTGAGGAACAGGAAGAAAGGGACGAATTAAATAAAGTGGATTACAAAGTAGAAGAAATTCTAGAGAAGTATTATAAATGATACTAAGTGAAAGTGATGCAGTTTATGCTGCTGATAAATTTATTGATTATTATACTCAGTTCAATCGTATCGATGATTATCTAAGACACATTAAGGAAGATAGGGGAGAAAATAGATCAGGATATCTTCCGGGGTTTGGTGCAGACTCGGATATGTTTGATAAGTTTGATATGCATCCTAATGACATGAATTTTGAAGTTCATGTTGTTGATACTGATACTAAAAGCCGTTCAAAGTATAATCAGTGGCTTTATTCTGAGACATTGAATTTGACTGCTTCTAATCCTATCGAGGAAGCAATTCCTGGTAGGACACATAAATGGATTGTAGTTGAAACAAACACGGACAAAGTTGTTGGTGTTGTTAGGTTTGGTTCTCCCACAATCAATAGTAAACCACGCAATAACTACTTTGGTGAAGTCAAGTCTCTTAATTATATTAATGCTCACTTCGTTATGGGGTTTAACATTGTTCCTACTCAACCTTTCGGGTTCAATTACTTGGGCGGAAAACTTCTTGCTTTACTAGCATCTTCTAAAGAACTGAAGCAACAGTTTGATGAGAAGTATGGGATAGATCTCAAATACTTTGAGACTACATCTCTTTATGGAACTACAAAGGGAGTATCAATGTATGATGGACTCAAACCCTTTCTGAGGCACATTGGAGACACTGAGAGTAAGTTCTTACCTCTGTTTCATGATGATGTGTTCAGAGACTTCTTCTGGTGGTTTAACGAACGTAATGGTGGAGAGCGTTTGATTTCTGCTGACAAGTCATCAAAGAAACTGAAGATTCAAGTCAAGATGATTTCTATTATTAAAAATTCTTTGAAGGATGAAGACAAACTAAAGCAGTTCAATGAGTGTATTGATCACGCTATGTCTCTCACAGAAAAGAAAAGATATTATCTTGGAGACTTCCGTCATACATCAGAAGAAGCAATCACCTGGTGGAAGAAAAAAGCATCTAAAAGATTTGAAAAACTTAAGTCTGAGAGCAGAGTAAGAACTGAACTTGAGATTTGGGGATATACAGAAAATGTGGAGATCATTAGATAATGGAACTCAAAGATTGGTTGAATTCAGTTAACTTTACAAAAGAAGATTTATCTGAGGATATGAAATCTTATCCTCCTTACATCGTCAATCGTTGTTTATCTGGACATCTTGATTGTGTATTGTTCGCTAATGAGATGAACAAGTATCACTTTCTTGATAAAGATATGCAATATAAATTTTATCTAAATAGTCTGAGGAAAAAAAAGAGATTTTCTCCCTGGCTCCGTAAGGACAAAGTCACGGATCTCGAAAGTGTCAAACAATACTATGGTTATAGTAATGAGAAGGCATGTCAAGCTCTGAAAATCCTGACACAAGAACAGATTAACTTTATTAAAAAACGACTTGACGTTGGAGGAACAAAATGAGTAATACTGTGGAACCCCAGTATCACTGGACTCAAGATCGTATGATCGAAGTCCTTTTAAATGAACCAGACGATTTTCTGAAAGTAAGAGAGACGCTGACTAGGATTGGAGTTGCTTCTAGAAAAGAGAAGAAACTTTATCAGTCATGCCATATTCTGCACAAGCAGGGCAAGTATTATATTGTCCATTTTAAGGAACTGTTTGCATTAGACGGAAAACATGCAAACCTCTCTATTAATGATGTTCAGCGTCGTAATCGTATCGTGCGTCTGCTTTCAGACTGGGGATTGATCTCTATTGTTGATGAGGAGACTGTTGCAGATATCGCACCTCTGAATCAAATTAAAGTCCTTGCATATAAGGACAAAGGTGAATGGATTCTTGAGCAGAAATATAATATCGGCAAGAAAGGTAAAACTCAGGAAACCGAATAAAAATATACGGGGTTCAACACCCCGTTTTTTTGTTTTTGTGATATAATTAGTATGTACGCCGAAAGGGTACAATCAACACAATCTCGCTTTAAAAGGAGAAGTCGAATGGGAGAACTAACCCGCTACCGAGTTGCAGATATGGCTGCGCTTATGGAAAAACTCAATAAGAATGCGATTGGTATGAATGAATACTTTGATAAGGTATTCGAGGGCACATCGCCCAGCAACTATCCACCTTATAATCTAATTCAGTTAAATAATATTGAAACACGATTAGAAATTGCACTAGCAGGATTCAAAAAAGAGGAGGTTCATGCTTTCACTGAGTATGGAAAACTTTTTGTCAGGGGAGAAAAAGAAGCACCTGACGAAGAAGGGACATATGTTCACAAGGGTTTGGCTCAGCGAAACTTTGAAAGATCCTGGACACTTGCTGAAGGTACGGAAGTCACCGACGTGTTATTTGAAGACGGACTTTTGAGTATTACTGTAAAAAAAGTAGTGCCTGAACATCACGCACGAAAAGATTATCTCTAATTATTTTTTAATCATGAACAAGATTTTCATTGGACTTGCTACACTTTTGATTGCTTCGCCTGCCGTTGCTCATCCAAGAACTCCAAGAACCACTTGGACATATTCTTATCCAGAAAAGGATGTAATGGTTCGACGTGATTGGAAACGTTGTAGGAAAATTAAGTATGTTACCAAGTATGATAAGTATGGATGGTTCACTGAAAGACAAGTTACACCTTTGAGATCATGTTGGAAAAATCATGCTCATAGCGATGTTAAACTGAAAGTGATTATTAAAGACTAAATATATTGAATATCGTCGTCGCAGACGGAGGGGTAACTGGCCAAATCCAGTTGACGCCCCTCTTTTTTATTGTTAGAATACGTGGAGGAACAAATCAAAAATGACTGTAAAACTTTTGCTATTGAAGTCCGGTGAGGATGTAATTGCTGATGTCAGCGAGATGGCAATGGGTGATGGAGCGGACAAGAAAGTCCTTGGATATTTCTTGGACAAACCTTGTGTTGTTAAAATTTTGAACGCTGAGAAACCTGAAAAGGGAGATAAGAAGTCGGCATTTAATGTTTCAATGTATCCCTGGTGTCCCCTGGCAGAGGATAGTGTTATCCCTCTTCCTGTAGACTGGGTAGTGACGATTGTTGATCCCAAACAAAAACTCAAAGAAATGTATGTGGAGGATGTTGTAGGAAATGAGCAAAGTAGTGAAAGTGATCCTGCTGGCGAACAGCGAGAGAATGATCAGTGAGATTGAAGAAGTTGGTGCTGAAATTGGCGAACCAGACTGTAAGTTAATCAATCCCATGGAAATTTGTGAGGGTAATATGCTCTCCCCTTGGATGATAGATTATACAATGCAAGATACATTTATGATTAGTTCGGAGAAGATCATCACACTCGCTGATCCTCTACCGACACTTCTTGAAAAATACCTTGAAACAACTAAGTAATGGCACTATCTAAATCTGTAGAAGAATCGTTGAAAGAAGCAGATTCCAATCTCAGGAATGCTCTTGCATATGCAGCAAGGCAAGAACGTCCCATGGTATGCAGAGAGATTGCAAAGATTATTTCTGATATACAAACTCTTCAAGATACAGACAGTATTCTTGATAAACTGGAAAGCAGGAGCCCTGGCGACAGTGGTATGTTCGGTTCTTTTTTCAATGATGATGACGAATGAAGTTTTACACCAATGTTCAGCTGATCGGTAATCAGTTTCTAGTTCGTGGAGTTGAAGACGGGAAAAGGTTTGAGATTAGAGATAGTGAGTTCTGTCCTACCCTTTTCGTTAAGAGTAAAAGAGAAACCAAGTATAAAACGCTGAATGGTGAAAGTGTAGAACCAATCAAACCAGGACAAGTTCGTGACTGTCGTGACTTCTATAAGAAGTATCAGGATGTAGATGGTTTTCCCATCTATGGTAATGATCGGTACATCTATCAATACATCTCTGAGAAGTATCCTCAAGATGAAGTCAAGTTTGACATTAGCAAGATCAAACTGGTGACACTTGACATTGAGACGACTGCTGAGAAAGGATTTCCTGATGTTGAATCCGCTCAGGAACAGATTCTGGCGATTACTATTCAGGACTACACTACCAAACAGATCATCACTTGGGGTGTAAAACCGTTTATTAACAAACAAAAGAATGTTACTTATCATCATTGTGTTGATGAACACAGTCTTCTGAATAGTTTCATCAATCACTGGATGCAGGATGTACCTGATGTCATCACAGGTTGGAACATTCAGTTGTTTGATATTCCTTATATCTGTAAGCGTCTCAATCGGGTTCTTGGTGAGAAACTAATGAAGCGATTTTCTCCATGGGGGCTTGTGACTGAAGGAGAGATGTATATTCAAGGACGTAAACACATCAACTATGATGTTGGTGGTGTATGTCAACTTGATTATCTTGATCTTTATAAGAAGTTTACTTATAAAGCACAGGAATCATATCGTCTAGATTATATCGCCAGTGTAGAACTGGGACAGAAGAAACTCGATCATTCTGAGTATGATACGTTCAAGGACTTTTATACAAACGGATGGCAGAAGTTCATTGAGTACAATATTGTTGACGTAGAACTGGTTGATAGGTTGGAAGATAAGATGAAACTTATCGAACTAGCTCTGACGATGGCATATGATGCTAAGGTAAATTATAATGATGTGTTCTACCAAGTTCGCATGTGGGACAATATCATCTATAATTATCTGAAGAAAAGAGATATTGTTATTCCACAGAAACAGCAGTCGGATAAGAATGAAAAGTATGCTGGTGCGTATGTAAAAGAACCGATTCCTGGAAAGTATGATTGGGTTGTGAGTTTTGACTTGAACTCTTTGTATCCTCATCTTATTATGCAGTACAATATCTCA